AAAAAGGTCTACAAAATCCCCAACAAGCCGATGACCGAATATGTGGTTTTTGTGCCAAAAAAGACAAAAGATAGAGAGATTAAAGAAATGGCGGAGGCAGGGATATTTGGATAAAATAAAAAATGAATTAAAACTATGAAAAAAAAGATAAAATGTGAATATTGTAATTATTATTTAAGTTTGAAAAAAGATGATGATTATTATCCTATATTTTGTGATATGTGTGGTAATAAATTAGTAAAAGAAATACGTGAAGGATGTTATTGTCCTAATTGTGGCAGAAAGTGGCTTAAAGTATATTTTGTGTGTAAAGGTAATTTTTGGGATAGAATATTTAAATTTAATGTGCCACATTGTGTAGATTTTAGAGGATATATATTGGATAAATAAAAAAAGGTCGGGTTGGCAAAATTTATTAAGATAAAGAGATTAAATTAAAACTATGAAAAATAAAAAAGGTCGGCAAAAATAAAATTATTTAATTTTTAAAAAATTATGGAAATTATAGAAATTTTTATTGCTTATCTTGCTCTTGCTTTTCTCTGCTACTGGATGGCGGGTAGAAAAAATAGAAATAAGGTGCGGGGTTTCTTTGCTGGTTTCTTTTTTGGAATAGTAGCCGTGTGTTATTATTTGCTGGTGGGGAAATTAACATTGTGCAGGTATTGTAAAGAGGCATTGAAGCACGGAGCAGTAGTTTGCTCAAAATGTGGCAGAGAGCAAGGTGAAGTTAAAAAATAAACATTGATAAAAGATAAAGAATATGGTATAATTTAAAAATATGGATTTAGTTTGGCGGACAGGTCAAAAAGTTATTAAATTAAACTAATATGGAAGAAGAAAAACAAAAAATTGAAAATTCTGAAAATACAGAAACCCAACAGAGGAAGAGAAGGGGCGCTCCGCCAGAGTATTTATTTAAGCCAGGACAATCAGGCAATCCGAATGGAAGACCTAAAGGAAGCAAAAACTTTACCACTTTATTTGAAAAAGCGGTTAAAGATGTAGCCAAAAAATTAGAATTAGGAGAAGACCCAGATGCGGTTGAAATTCAGATTATTCAGAGAGGTATAAAAGAAGCATTGTCTGGTAAATATCCCTTTTACAAAGATTTATTTGACAGAATTTACGGCAAGCCTGCAGAAGTTATTAAACTTGATGCAGAAGAAGGTTTTTTATCAGAAGTTGAGATTAAAATAAAAAATGAAACTGATATTAGAGGAGAACAAAAACATAACGACAGTATTCACAAAAAATCTGAACCAGTGGCTGAACCAAACACACAGAATAATAATCAATGAAGGAGGAACTGGCTCTGGAAAAACAATGGCTTTGGTTCAGTTATTTTCTCTGATAATGGTGAAAGAGAAAGATTGCCAGTTGACCATTGCCAGAAAAACATTCCCAGCATTGAGAGCCACTGCGATGAAAGATTTTTTTAATTGGTTAAAATATATTGGCATTTACAGAGATGAGTGGCATAATAAATCAGAGCATACTTTTTTATATCCACCAAGCGGCAGCGAGGTGGATTTTATTTCGGTTGATGAGCCGATAAAAGTGAGAAGCCGTCGGCGGAATTATCTTTTTATCAATGAGGCGAATGAGTTGACAAGAGATGATTATATGCAGTTGGCGATGAGAACCGATAAGCAGATTTATATGGATTACAACCCAAGCCACCAGTCGCATTGGATTTATGATTATTTACAGACTAGGAAGGATTGCGTGGTTATCCATTCAACTTACAAAGATAATCCATTTTTATCGCCAGAGATTGTTAAAGAAATTGAAAGTTGGAAAGATAAAGACCAAAACTATTGGCGGATTTACGGGCTTGGATTAAAAGGTATTTCTGAATCTTTGATTTATACTCATTGGCAGTTTTGCGATATGTTGCCAGAGAATGCAGACAGGATAATTTACGGATTAGATTTTGGTTTTAACAACCCGACAGCTTTGGTGAAAATTGCGGTGAAAGATAGAGAATATTATTGGGATGAATTGTTATATGAGAGAGGATTGACCAATCAGGATTTAATTAAGAGATTAAAAGAATTAAAAATTCCTGAAACAGCAGTGATATATGCTGACCCATCAGAACCACAAAGAATTGAGGAGATTAAGAGAGCTGGATTTTATGTTTTGCCAGCGGTTAAACTTTCAGTAAGAGATGGGATTGATAAAATAAAAAGTTCTGCATTTTTTATTACAAAAAATTCAGTTAATCTTTTGAAAGAAGTCAAAGCATATTCTTGGCGGGCAAAAGAAGGAAAAAACATCGAAGAACCATTAAAAGAAAATGACCATCTTTTAGATGCTGGTCGTTATGCAATCACCAGTGATGATGAAACTGTTAAAACTAAATTAGAAATTGAATTTTTATGAAAATAAAAAAAGATGAAGAAACAATAAAAAAAATTAAAGAATTGCGAGCCAAAAAATGGACTTGGCAAGCAATCGCCAATTATTTAGATGTCTCAAAAGGCAGAAGTTGGCAATTAGGAAATGATTATCAGCCAAAAAATAAAAAAAGATAATTCTTCCTCTTGAAAATTATACTGACTTGTGTCTATACTATAGTAGATTAAATACTATGGACATAAAAAATAGTTTTACCAAAATTGCCGACTTTTTTAAAAGAAAATTTTATTGGTTCACTATTTATTCGCCTTTTTATTACAGCAACCAGTCATATAAGCCAACGAATAGCGATTATCCAGCATCTTACGAAACTTGTCATTTGGTTTATGCGTGTGTCAAAAAAATAGGTGAAGCGGTTGCCAATGTTCAGCCAATACTTTATGAGGTGAAGGGAAAATACGGCGAGGAGGAAGTTAATGAAGTGACAGAACACGAAATTTTGGATTTGCTTTACAAACCGAATAAGTTTATGACAAAGTTTGACTTGCTGAAAGGAATTTCAATTGACCTTGACTTATTTGGAAATTCTTATCTTTTAAAAGTTAGAGATAAAAATGGAAAAGTAGTTGAATTGTGGCCATTACGACCAGATATGGTAGAAATTGTGCCAGACGAGAAAGAGTTAATTAAAGGTTATAAATACAATGACCGAGAATTTTCTTTTGACGATGTTATTCATTTCAAAGAGCATAATCCGAGAAGTTCTTTTTATGGACTGCCGCCAATTAAGCCAGCAATAGAAATTGTCAAAAACATTGTCTTTGCTATTAGGTGGAATATGAATTTCTTTTACAATTCAGCGAGACCTGATTTTCTGATTTTTACAAAGTCAAAAATGAGCAAAGATGAAAAAGATGAGTTTAGGAGATTGTGGGAAGCCAACTTTGGCGGAGTTGAGAAAGCACATAAAATTGGTATTTTAACAGGTGAGGACACCAAGATTGAAAAATTGACAGAAGGAGCAAAAGAAATGGAATTCAACTTGTTAATTCAAACAGCAACTGACCAGATATTAACAGCATTTGGTGTGCCGAGAGCAATAATTGGAATGGTGGGAATGAACAGAGCAGAAGCAGAGGCGCAGATTTACACATTTTTAAGTCAGACAGTAGAGCCAAGATATAAAATAATCAATGAAAAATTAAATGAGTTTTTAGTGCCTGATTTTGGTGATGAGTATTATTTGGATTACGAAGACCCGACGCCAGAAAACAGAGAAAGTATTTTGGCAGAATACGAAAATGGTTTGAAAAATAACTGGTTGCTTATCAATGAAGTGAGAATGAAAGAAGGATTGCCGCCAGTGAAAGGAGGTTGGGATTTTTATCTGCCCCTTAATTTATTGCCAGCTGGCGGATTAGAGGAGAAGAAAGGTAATAAATTTTTAGTTATCAAAGGATTGACAGAGGAGGAATATAAAAAATATCAAAATGAAAAATTGAAAAAGAGAATTTTAGCAGGCAAAAGAAAATTAAAGAAAAAATTAAAAAATCTAAAAGTGAAAGAGGAACTGGTGAAGACATTGGTTGATTATTATGCTGAAAAGAAAAAAAGAGAAAAGGCAGAAAAAACTAAACTATTGACAGAGGAGGCGAAAATGGCATTTTGGAAAGAACACGATGCTTTATTGTCTAAATGGGAGAAAAAATTCAAACAAACAGTCGTCTCTTTGTTAAAAGAACAGAGAAAAAGAGTAATTAAGGCGTTAAAGGTTGGCAAGCATTTGACTGCCATTACCAAACAAGATGAGTTTGATTTAATAGATTGGGACAAAGAGAATGAGTTATTTTTCAAAGTGAGTTTGCCAGAATTCACTGCTATTGTAGATGAGCGAGGCAGGAGGATTGCTAGATTGATTGGGACTGAATTTGAAATGACTCCTAACATTCAAAAATTTATTGATGAAAAAGCGTTAACATTCGCCAAAGTAGTCAATGAAACAACTCGTGCCACAATCAGGGAGGCGTTAAAAGAAGGAATAGCCAATGGTGAAGGTATAAGAGAATTAACAGCACGAATAAATGATATTTACAAAGATAGAGAAACTTGGGAAGCAGAAAGAATAGCCAGAACAGAAGTATTGTGGGCTTCTAATGGCGCTGATTTAGAAGTTTACAAAGAAAGCGGAGTGGTTGAGAAAAAGGAATGGCTTGCTCAACCTGATTGTTGCGCTGAATGTGATGCTCTTGACGGCGAAGTGGTTGATTTAGATGAGAATTTTAGCAGTGGTGATGACACGCCGCCATTGCACCCATCCTGCCGCTGCACCTTAATCCCCCGACTTGAAAAATAATTTTTAAAAAAATAATAATTAACTATTTTCAAAAAAATTATGATTAAATTATTTATCCCAGCCGAAGTTAAAGGCATAATCAAAGAAGAAGGCAAAGAAGACATCTACGAAATAATGGCTTCGTCAGGTGAGCCAGACAGGGTTGGCGATATAGTTAACCCGACTGGTTGGTATTTAGATAATTATTTAAAAAATCCAGTTGTTCTTTGGGCTCATCAGTCAGGCGGAATAGGCGGTGCAGCAATTCCGCCCGTAGGAAAAGCGATTAAAGTATGGGTAAAAGATGACAAAGAGCTATGGATGCAGAAAGTGTTTGCTCCAACGCCATTTGCCCAAGAATTGAAACAATTAGTAGATAATGGATTTTTAAGGGCGGTGAGTGTTGGTTTTATCCCATTGGTTCAAGATAATAAAAAAGGCAATATCGAAATAAATAGTAAAAAATATAGGCGAATAACCGAGAAAGAGTTTAGCAATTACATTGAGAAAGGTTATGTAGATGTAAATAATAAACGCTATATTAAAGGCGAACATTTTGAAGCTCAAGAGTTATTAGAGGTTTCGTGGGTAGATGTGCCAGCATTGCCGACTGCGTTGGTTCAAGCGAGAAAGATGAATTTGCCGTTATTGGTTAAAGCTTTGGAATCAATGATGGTAGTAGAAAAACCATATCCTAATGAGCATTCCTGTCGTTTGGAAGATCCAGAAAAATTTGATGAATTTAGGAGAGAGAATTGTGCAATGAAACACGAAGGAAAATGCATTGATGTTATATGGGGAATAAAAGGCGAGGGAGATGATAGAAAAACAGAAATGCAGGCGATGAGATATGACAAGGAAATTTGGACAGAAGATGATGCCAGAGAACATTGCTTAAGTCATAAAGGAACTTTTGAACCAGCCAGCGAAGAACAGAAAATTAAAAGAGTTATACCTTACAAAGAGACGCCAAAAGCACCAGAAGATGAAGAATGGAATGCGGCAGAGGAATTGAAAAAAGCAACTGGCAATGGCGACAGGTTAATGACAATGCACGCTTGGGTTGATAGCGAAAATGAGAATTTTGATAGAGACGAGAGACAATGGTATAAGTTGCCTCATCATAAAGGAGATGGGAAACAAGAGGTGGTGTGGCGTGGGGTAGCAGCGGCAATGGCAGCATTATTAGGAGCGAGAGGCGGTGTTGATATTCCAGATGAGGATAGAGAAGGAGTATATAATCATTTAGTTAAGCATTACAAGCAGTTTGATAAGGAGCCGCCCGAGTTTAAAGAGTATACTGAAGAGGAATTACAAAAAATTGAGTTAATTGAAAAAGAAGGGCGAGTTTTATCGTCTAAAAATAGAAGTTTAATTCAAAATTGTGTTAAGCAAATGGAGGAAGCCATCAATGCTTTGAGGGAGTTGCTTGAGGCAGCTGAATATCCCGAGAAAAGCATTGCCTCTAATGTGTCTTCTAAAGGTCGAAATCCAGTTGAGATGGCACAATTAGGGTCTCCCGATGTGCGATTGCTCAAACTGGCAGACAAAGCCGTTGAGAAAGTTTTGGGCGATTTTAAAAAAAAGAAACTCAACCAGCAACAAGAGGCTCGGTTGATGAAAATCGCCTCAAAAGTCATCGATGTGGCTTTAATTCAAATTAAAAAGAGATATGACAAAGAAAAAAACGATTGATGAAACAATTGAAGAAGAAAAGACAGATGTGGCAGAAGAATTGCCAGAAGAAGAATTAAAAAAATTAGAAGAAGTTTTGACTAAAAAGATTGAGCAAGTGATGGATGTTGTGAAAGAAAATCCAGTCAATAAATCATTCGCTTACAAAAAAGAAGAAGCGACAATTGAGAAGTCAGTTTTAGAAACTGACCCAATACTTCGGCGACAACGACCTTTTGTCAAGTTGTCAAAGAAAATGGAGGATTTTATTTCCTTCATTAAGACAAAAGCGGCTGGAATGACAGAAGGAACTGACGCTTACGGTGGCTATTTAGTGCCAGAGGAATTTAATGCTGAAGTCATCCGCTACATTAACGAAAATGCTATTGTCCGACCGAGAGCCAGAGTGTTCAATATGACAAGAGACAAGGTGGGAATTCCTCGTCTCAATCAAACTTCTTCTAATTTCGGCGGTGTAACATTGTATTGGCCTGCTGAAGGTGAAGAGAAAACTGGTTCTTATCCTCAATTTGAGAAGGTGACTCTTAATTCCAATAAAGTAATTGGCTTAATTCCAGCTACCGATGAGTTGTTAGAAGATTCAGCTGTCAATGTGGCTAATTTCTTGACATCATTGGTTGGCGAAGCGATTGCTTATGAGGAAGATTACCGCTTCTTACGAGGCACTGGTTCCGGACAACCGCAAGGTATTATTACCTCAACAGCAATTACTACTATAGCCAGACATACTTCGTCCAAGATTGTAATAGAAGATATCCTTTCTATGGATGAAAACTTCCCAGCTTGGGCTGAAGTGGGCAATGGTGTGTGTTGGATTACCACCAAAGGTGGTATTACGCAATTACGGCAATTAGCATACACAACCACTGGCTATATTAAATTGCTTTGGGGTGAGAACTGGGTCGCTGGTATGCCACCGACATTAATGGGCAAACCAGTATTAGTCACGGATAAATTGCCTGCTTATACAAATGCTGGCGGTATTATCCTCTGCAATCTTGGTTATTACTACATTGGCGACAGAGGAGGTTTGAGAGTGGAAGCTTCACCATATCCGAGATTTGTTTACGATGAGACATTGTTTAGATTTGTGAAGAGAGTGGATGGGCAACCAGCAATTCCTAAAGCATTTGTCAAGTTAGGGGCTTAAGATTAGCTGGTATTAGAGAGCCGTCTCTTGTCCTATGGCTTGGATAAGAAATGGCTCTCATCCCAGCCATTAAATCAAAACATAATGTCAAATAAAAAATTATTAGAAAAATATAAAATTGAAAGTTTTAACATCATTTATCAGGTAAACAGCATTTTGAGAAGTATCAGAGAGAGTGATTATGGGTTTATTAGCGATGAGAAATCTTTAGAAAAGGAAGGGATAGAAAAGACAGATAAGAAAATCTTTATAACCAGAGTTGTGTTGCCAAAAGAAGGTGGAGTGTTAACTTATTACAGTGATACAGACCACCCATTTAAAGGATTTAACTATGGCGAAACGGTAGAGGCGGTTGATGAGGTGAAAAAAATGCTGATGGCGGTTATTTATGGTTTCTTTGAAAATTTATTCAAAAACAAAATCAAAGCAATAATTGGGCTGATATTTTTAAAAAGGGAAATCATAGAAATGATAAAAGAGATAATAATTAAGGCTGACTTTGGAATAAGGAGGGTGAGGCAGAAGCCAAACAGATATTGTCAAGCGGTTAGAGATGTATTTTCAACCGCTACAATAGTGGCTGATAGATACGCCAAAGATGGCAGAGAAAAGCAGTTTTTTTACAGTATGAGAAACTTAATGTGTATGATTTTAGAATATGATGATGCTTACCGATACCCTTTTCAGGATATAGTTAGCAGGTTAGACAAAAAGGCAGCAAGAAAAAATATAGTGAAGGAATTAAAGCGTTTAATTGATATCTATCTTAAAAAAGACCACAGGGGAACAGATAGAAAATTCAAGGTTTTCAGAAAATTGTTATTTTTGCTTCATCTTAATAGGAGATTTAAAAAAATGATAACTGATTTCTTTGTGGGGCTTGATTTAGAGAAAGTGAAACTTGATGACGATGATAAATATTACGCCAAAATGAAAAAAAATTATGACTGGGATTTTTAAAAAAGCAATTTTAAATTATTTTAATAGGATGATGGTTGCGACTAACTCAAAGAAAAGTCGCAAAAATAGAAAAAAATATAAGATAAAATAATGCCTTGCCAATTATCACCATATACTAAAAAAGATAGCCCATTTTTAAAAAAAACTGGCTTATTTTCAAAAAAAACTGGGCTATTTACCAAAAAGATTGGGTTATATCAGAGAAAAGCCAGCCCTTATGAGAAGATGATGATTTGCTGGGGCTATTTATTACAGGAAAATGAGGATTTAATTTTATTAGAAAATAATAAGGCAATTTTAACATAATATGGCGAAAAAATATACCACAATAGAGGAAGTTGAAAATTATATTGGCTATGATATAGATGCGAGCTTTGTTTCACAGGTTGAGAGCTGGATTGAGTATGTGTCAGATTATATTGACAAAATGACTGGTCGGACATTTATTGCTGAACAGGAGACAAGATATTATGAGGTGAAAGAGGAGAGAGATATAACGATTGACGGGTCATATGGTTCGCCAAGAGAATTGGTAGTTGACGATATAGCCAATACCTCTAAATCAGGCATTGTTTTAAAAATTGACGGCAATGAGATAAGCAGTGATTGTTTTAATCTTTACCCAGCCAATTCAACGCCGAAGATAAGGATAGTTTTAACAGAAGAAAGCGGGCTTGAATTTACAGTTGGCGAACAGAATATTGAGGTTCAGGCATTGTTTGGTTATTCGGAAACAGTGCCAGCTCCAATAAAGTTTGCAGCTACGGTATTAACAGCTGGGATTATCCAGAATAATTTGAGTGTTGAGGGCGAGTTGAAATCAGTAACATTGGGCAGATATTCAGCGACTTTCAAGGACGAAAAACAGATAAATGATTTTGAAAATGCGAAGGAGATTTTAGATTTATATACTAAAAAAACAATATGAGCATTGCCCAATTTGCCAATACCATCATTAGAACCAAGAGATTGGTAAAAGAGAGCGAAGATATTTCAAACGAAACTTATCAAGATTATTTGACCGATAAACCAGCACACATTCAGCCATTAGATGACAGCTATGGTGAAGGATTAGACGGCTCATATAAAAAGGATTTTCTGATGTTTTGTGAATTGTGCGACATTAAACAGGGGGATAAGGTGATTGATAGCGATGGCAAGGAATATGTGGTGTCAGGAGTAGAAGAATATGAATGGCAAACCTTGTCGCATTTAGAAGTTAGAATTTCATTGGTAAAATGATAAAAATAGATATTGAAATTAAAAATGCAGATGAAGTGATTAGATTTTTAAATGAGAGACCTGCTAAGGCAAGAGAACTTTTTAACAAAGCAATAAAAAAAGCAATTTTGAGCGTAGAAAGGGAGGCAAAACAGCGGACACCAGTAAGAACTGGTAGATTAAGGGCATCATTAATTTCAAAACAATATCAGTCGGTTTTAGAGGGTGAAGTTTCAACTGATGTGTATTATGCGATTTATGTTCACGAGAATTTGAGGGCAAGGCATAAAATTGGTGAAGCTAAATTTTTGGAAAATGCGGTTAAGGTTTTAGAGCCAAAAATCAATGCTTATTTTGAGGAAGCGGCTGATGAGTTAATTAAATAATATGGCAACCATTACAGAAATTAAAAATAAAATAAAAGACATAGTAGAAGCAGTAAAATTTGAAAGCGGGACATCAAGGATAGTAGTGGTGAATAAATATCCCACACAGGATACTACTGGTTATCCATTTGCGGTTCTTACCTTTGCTGAAGTTAATGAGGATGTGCATAGCAATAAGCAGAACTTGGTTTCTTATCGTTATAAATTAGATATTTTTCAAGAGAAAACTGATTGGCTGGGTGGTGAAGAAAAGGCTGAATTAGTGGCTGAAGATAGAATCTACGAATTGGGCAAGGTTTTTAGAGAAAATAGCAATTTGGGGATGAATGATGTGATAAGAGTTGTGCCAGTTAAGGCAGTGAAAGATTATACTGGAACGCAGATTATTATTAGGTTTGATATAATTGCACAGGTTTTGGAAAATATAAATTTTACATAAAAGAATTATGAGAGTAAAAGCATTAAAAAATTGTTATACTATCTCGCCAAGTTATAAATGGTCGACTGGCGAGATAAAAGATATTCCCGAAGGGGAAGCTTTAAAATTATTAAAAAATAAAAACTTTGTTTTAGCCGAAGAAGAAGCGGCTAAACAAGAACAATCAGAAGAAAAAACCTATGAGTCACATCGGAAGAAGAGGAGGGTTGGCAGTAGGATTTGAGACCTCTGCTGGCAGCGGTGAAACCTCATACTACTACACAATCCCTTATTTAACTTGTGATTTGGACGATGTTTATACGCCATTGTCCGACAAGGCAGTGAAAGCAATGAGAATCAGCGAAGGTGGTGATTCAGTGATGGGCAAAAAATCAGGAGAAGGAGCGATAGAAGTGGCTTTTGACCCAGAGACAGCACCAATTTGGTTTGCTTTGGCTTTGGGGTCAATACAATCAACTACAGTTGGTGCTTTGTATATTGGCAAGCACACAATAACGATTAATGAAGATAATGAGCCAAAAACTGCTGTTTTCTATTTAGACAGAGTGGTTGAAAAGAGAAAATTCTCTTATGGTGTGGTTAAGACATTAGAGATGAGTTTTGATGATGATATTGCGAAACTGAAAATGGAAGTTTTATCCAGAGCTTCAGACACGGCAAGCGAGAGTTTAATCTATGAGGAGCTGAAAATCTACACATTTGGTAATGCGTCAGTTATTTTGACTAATGCTGGGTCAACTTCAGAAATAAAAGTTAATAAATTCAGCTTGAAAATCAACAATAACTCAGAGGCAAAATGGGCTCCGAATTCGCTTAATGTTGACAGGATAATTAATAAAAACATTACGGTTGATGGAAAGATGGTGCTTGATTTTGAAACCACTACCCAGAAAGAAGCATTCCGCAATTTGACCAAACAAAAGGTTGAAGTTGTTTTCACTGGCCAAACTTCAAAAACCATAATAACTATCCCGCAGTTTAGAGTGGAAAAGTATAAAGGCAATTATCCTGCTGATGATATTATGACAGAAGAGATAGATTTTGTTGCCGAATATGATGGGTCAAAATTGATTGATGTTGTGATAGAGAATGAAACTGCATTTTATCTATGAGCAGAAAAATAACCACAAAAATAGCTAAAGCAGAAATAGAGCTTAAGGATTGGATTACAGGGAGAGAGCAGGAATACATTGACGAGCCGATTAAAAATCTTAAAGCCAAAATGAGTATGGACGGCAAGGGTGAGATTGATTTTAACATTGGCGAGATTACCAATGAACAAACCAAAAGAAAAGTGGAAGTTGTTGTTATAAAAGTTAATGGCAGCAATGAAAATGTTTGGCAGAAAATTCAGGATTTGCCCAATGTTGATTATCAGTTTGTTTTAGAGGAAGTAAATAAAATCATTAAAGGCGAGGATTTTACGCAGCCCGCTTAAAGCGGGAAAAGCAATGGTATAGGTTGGGGAAAATGGCTGAACTGATGCAGATTGTAGCCATTTGCCAGGAAATGGGCTGGACTTATGATGAATATCTTGACCAGCCGACTTGGTTTATTGATTTATTGAAAACTAAACTGGAGATAGATAGCGATGAATTGAGAAAACAAACCAAAAATAGATAAAAATAAACTATGCCAGAGAAAAAATTATTATTTCTCATAGATGCTGAAAACAAAGCAGAAGCTGTTTTCAAGCAAGTTGGAAGGAATGTTGATGATTTAAAAGGGCATTTGGACATAGTTAAAACAGAGTTTGATAAAATTGCTAAAGTGGCAGTTGGTGCTTTTACTGCTATAAATACTGCTGCGGGAATGGCTATCAAGCAATGGTCAGAAGCTGGAAGTCAGATTTATGATTTGCATCTAAAAACAGGAATTTCTACTAAATCATTGTCAGAGTTGAAATATGGATTAGAGCAATCAGGCGGTAGTTTAGAGGATTTTGAAAAGGCGATTAAAGCAATGAGTAAGCGTGTGATTGAGATGAGGGATGAAGTTAAAAATGCTGCGAAAGAATATCAAGAGAGTTATGCTGGAGCTTTAGAAAAATCATCAAATAAAACCAAAGAATTGCAGGAAAAATTGGCAGAAGCAGAGAAAAAATTAGATGAGATGACGAGCAAGACGCATATTAACAGAGCAGCTGTTGAAAAACAAATTGATAAAATACACGAGTTGCAAAGACAATTAGCTGGAGTGGGGAAAGAAATGGTTGAAATTGAAAAGCCAACAATACAATCAGCAGAGAATTTACGAAAAATTGGTCTAACGATAGATGATATCAGCAAAGGGTCGCCAGAGGAGATATTTTGGAAAATAGCTAAAGGGGTTGCTGGGCTGAAAGATAACACTGAACGATTGGCATTGGCACAGGAATTTTTTGGTAGAAGCGGGGCTGAATTATTGCCATTTTTGAGTCAAGGGGCAGAAGGAATAGAGAAGTTAAGAAAACAAGCCAATGAACTGGGGATTGTTTTTGATGCTACAGCGGCGAAGGAAGCAAAAATGTTTAGTGAAAAAATGAAAGAATTAAAGGGTGCAATAGATGGAGTTAAAAATGCTATTGCCACACAACTTGCCGATATTTTGCTGCCATATGCCGATAAAATTAAAGAAATTATTGTTAATATCCGTAATTGGGTTAAAGAACACAGAGAGTTAATTTATACAGTGGTTTTTATGCTTGAAAGATTTGGTAGTTTGATTGCTATTTTATTTGTTCTTTCAAAAACTATTGGATTGGTGATTTCAGTTTTTAATTTATTGTTTGGCGTGGCTGGAACTTTAATTAGCATTACAAAAACAATTGGCTCCTTACTCAGTGTAATTAGTTTCTGGCCAGCATTGCTTATTTTGGCTATCGTTGCCATTATTGCTTTATTGGCTACTATTATAATCAGATGGAAACAGGTAAAAGACGGGTTGCTGATAATTTGGGAATTGATTAAAGCAAAATTTAACGAGATGTATTTATGGGTTAAACTGAAAATGATGGAGTGGCACGACAGATTTATTGAGATATGGCAGAAAATCAAAGATAAGGTAATTGAGGTTTGGACGGCTATCTACGATGCAATTAAATCAAAAATTGAGTGGTTATTGGAGAAAATTGACTGGTTGGTTCAAAAATACGAGAGAATGAAAGAAATTGCTGGAGATGTTGGTGCAAGGGTGAGCGGGGCAGTTAGCAGTGCTTGGGGCACAGTGACTGGTTGGGCAGCAAGTGCTTGGGGTGCTATTAAAGGCAGTCGGCAGTTTGGCGGATATATTCCAGAAACTGGGACTTATTTGCTCCACAAGGGTGAATATGTAGTTCCAGCTGGCGGGGCTGCTGGTGTAGTGGTTAATATCAATGGCGGTTATTATCTATCAGAGAGGGCGGCTGAAGAGATTGGCGATTTAATAATTCAGAAATTGAAAAAAACCATTAAATTATGACCATAGAAATTAAAATCAATGGTGTAGATAGGACAAACGATGTTGTTTTAGATAGTATTGCGAAAAGTGATACACTGAATAATCAGAAAGATGAGTTAAAGTTTCAAGTTTTGAAATATGGCGATGTTGGTTTTGAACCAGAAATTGGCCAAGATGTGAAATTCTATGTTGACAATGAGTTGGAATTTGGCGGTGTGATTGTCTCGGTGGAAAAAACAATCAATGCTGGGATAGTTGTTCAAAATATCAGTTGTTCTGATTATACCTATCTTTTAGACAGGCAATTGGTTTTGAAAAAATACCAAAACAAAACAGTAAAGCAGATAATAGATGATATAGTTGCCAATTATTGCGATGGTTTCACTACCAATAATGTAAATTGCGATATTGAGTTAGATGAGGTTGTTTTTAACAGGGTTGTGCCGTCAGAGGCAATAGACCAATTAGCCCAGATAGTCAATTATTCGTGGTATGTAGATTATGAGAAAGATATCCATTTTTTTGAGTATAATAATAACCCAGCGCCATTTTTAATAACAGACACAAATGGCAATTATTTAGAAGGCACGCTAAAAATAACCAATGACCTTTCACAATTAAGAAACAAGGTGACAATCAGAGGGGATGAGGAGAGAGGAGAAGAGAGGTCGGAACAATATGTGGCAGATGGCAACCAGTTGGTGTTTCCGCTTGCCAATAAATTTGCCGAGATGCCTACGGTAATGGTAAATTCGGTTGTTAAAAATGTTGGTGTTGATTATTTAACGCCAGAAGATGATGCTGATTGTTTTTGGAATTATAACGAGAAGTATATCAGATTTAAAGACACGACAAAACCATCGGCTGGTCAGATTGTCAAGATAACAGGCATTCCTTTATTTCCAGTTATAGTTAATGCGGCAGATGGAGTTTCAGTGGCTCAGTATGGCGTGTTTGAGTTTTTTAAAGAAGACAAAAGTTTAAAATCAAGGGCTGAAGCTCTGAAATTTGCTAAAGCTCAATTAGAGTCATATAAAAACGGAATAATAGAAGGCGAGTTTAGCACTGATAAATCAGGATTGAGAAGCGGGCAGGTGATTACTATCAATTCAGAATTGTTCGGTGTTAATGAAGGATTTTTAATTCAAAGCGTTAATATGACAGTTCAATCGCCGAATAAGGCAGTGTGGAATGTGAAATTGGCTACGATGAGGACTATAGGCATTATTAAGGTTTTACAAGATTTAATAAAATTTAGGGAATACAGAACATTTGACCCAGATAATTTATTAAGTTTAATTGAATTTCAAGATTTAGCAAGGGCAACTGATAGTTTAACAATACCATCAGCGACAACAAGTCCGCCATATTATTGGTGGCCTAATAGTGGAACTGGCACTAACCCGCCAATAAAATGGAATTATTGGACTTGGTCAGCATAAATCTATGATAAAACAAAAAGACAAAGTATCAATTAGCGGCAAATACAGATTTAAAATCTGGGATGCTAAAACTGGAAAATTGATAAGAACAACGCAATGGAATAAAAACTTGATTGTGGTGAATGAAAACAGTGGGCTGAACATTGCGGTTAAAAATCTTTTAGGTAATTTTACTTATAATTTGGAAATAACCAAAGCAAAGATGGGAACAGGCACAGCAACGCCGAATAGTAATGATACTGATTTGAAAAATCCAGTGGTTGATAATATAGCATTGGCTAACAAGAATGAAAACAGCACAAGCGAGGTGTTTCTCGAATTTTTTATCTCTGATGCTGAGTGTCCTAATGGCACTTATTATGAGTTTGGCATTTTCTGCGGCAATAGGTTGTTTGCAAGGTCGTTGATTTCGCCGGCTTTAACTAAATCAACAGGTCAAGATATTACAGCTGAATATACAATTAACTTTTATAACACATAAAATATGCCAACAAGAAAAACTTCACCAGTGTCAGCTGGTAATACTGGACGAATTGAACAATATAATAATTTGAGGGACGAAGCTGCTAAATCAGCTGAGTTTCTGGCTTGCCAGCAAAGCACGCCCAATATGACTTTGAAAGTGTTGTCTGGGACAATAAGTATTGGCGGCTCAATTGTTTCATTTGCTGGCGGCAATTCACCCACTTTTACAGCACCAACTACTAATCCACGAATTGACCTTTTGGTTTTAAATAGCTCTGGCAGCTTGGAAATAATACAAGGAACAGAAAGTGCTTCACCTTCTCCTCCTAATTATCCAACTTATAAGTTCGTTATTTGTGAAGTATATCATAGAGTAGGGGAGACCTGTATTAAAGAGACAAGTGATGGTAGTAATGGTTATATTTACAAAGATGTAAGGGCATTTCTTGGAATATTTAATAATCCTTTTTCAAATTTTTCTCAACCTTCACGTTCTCTTGATACTATTTATCAAAATACTTCTGGAAAAACTTTAATTGCTATAGTACAGGTTGAAGTAGGAGTTTATAATCAGGAACATGCTAGAGCGCAGGCAATAGCAGAAATAGGAAGTTCTTCTCCTACTACTGAAATAGGTCGTTTTTCGGCGTTTGGTCCAACTTATTACTACGAAAATTGGAGAGGTGTATTGATTTTGATTGTTCCTCCAAATTATTATTACCGAGTTAGGAAAGAAACATATGGGAGTTCGTCTTATGTTATGATTTGTAGTTGGACTGAATTTACTGCGATATAATAATTCAAGACCCATAATTATGACCCGCACTGAATTGATAATTCAAATAATCAAAATAATCATAATGATGGTTGGTTTAGCATTGGCATTTTATTTTTTAAAAACAATTAAAGTTTGCTTATGATACAAGGCAAAAAAATCTCACAATTAACAGAAATGACAGAGAAGCCAGCAGACAATGATTTGCTGGTGGTGGTAGATATTGACGAACCAGATATTGATAAACAGACAAAAAAGATTTTGTATTCGCTTTTAGGCATTGATGATAAAGTTCCTTACACAGGAGCGACTGCTGATGTAGATTTGGGAAACTATAAAATACTTGCTGGCTGGGATGATGAATTTGGCGATGATAATGTTTACTTTAAAATTGAAAAATTTGATTTGAGCGGAATTGGTTATGGCG